AAAGGAGTGTGAGGAAGAATTGAAAAAAACACGAAATGAAGCTGAAGAAGCTAACGCTAAACTTCATGAACTCCGTATGAAGAACGATGAAACGTGACGGTAGTACCATTCTCCTAATAGTTTCGGCTTTTTTCATAGTTTTGGCTATTCTATTTGGTTCAATTTCATCCAGTAATAGCTCAACTTCATCTGGGCCACAAGGGCCAGCAGGACCAATAGGAAAGACAGGAGAAAGTGGACCAGTCGGAGCAAATGGAGCAACTGGAGCAACTGGAGCAAATGGAGCAAAAGGATCGAATGGATCTACCGGCGCTTCAGGAGCTAATGGAACTAATGGAACTAATGGAACTGGGTCTCCTGGGCCACAAGGATCGACAGGTAGTACTGGAAGCAATGGAAGTAATGGTCAAAAAGGTTCGACAGGAAATACTGGGACAGCAGGAATTTCAGGAGAACAAGGAGCGGCTGGAGCCACAGGGTCTCCAGGAGCTACCGGAGCACCAGGAGCTACCGGAGCACCGGGGGTAACAGGAAATACAGGAGCACCAGGAGCTACAGGAGCACCAGGAGCTACAGGAGCACCAGGACCTACGGGAAATACGGGAGCAGTCGGCCCACAAGGAGCGCCGGGACAAACAGGACCAAAAGGAGACACAGGCCCAGCAGGATTAGAGTGTCCCGTGGGGTTTAACGCCAAGATTATCACGGTTAAAAACGGGAATGGAATAAACGTTCCGCTCTTTGTCTGTGCTCCTATAACTACACCTCCTGGATAGCCGTTGACGATGTTCAATTAAGAAGGAGGCCGGTCAAAATGGAAGAAGTTACAGTAAATTTAGATTCTATGGATAAACCTGTTGTTGGTATAGTGGCTTCTGTTGGCCTTCCTGGCCCGATAGGAACTCAAGGACCAATGGGAGTCGCTGGTCCAATGGGCCCACAAGGGGAGCAAGGAGAGCAAGGAGATCCAGGAGGTCCACCAGGTCCAACGGGTCCGGCAGGTCCACCAGGCCCAGAAGGGGGCCCACCTGGTCCGACGGGTCCGCCAGGTCCAGCAGGTTCAGTAGGCCCAGCGGGGGCAGTAGGTCCCGATGGTCCTCCAGGTCCTCCAGGTCCAATAGGTCCGGAAGGACAGGCAGTTCCAATTGGTACTATTCTTACTTGGGGTGCTCCGCAACCTCCGAGTGGTTTTCATTTTTGTGATGGCTCTTGGATTTCTAGAACAGATTATGCTGAGCTGTTCAGAATATATGGCACACTTTGGGGAGTAGGTGATGGGTCAACTTCATTTTCTTTGCCTGATTTGCGTGACATATTTCAAATGGGTGTTAGTCCAACTTTAGGTTTAGCTGCCAAAACTGGTTCACGTAAGATTCAAGTTACAAACATGCCATCGCATAATCACGGAATTTCAGATCCAGGTCATGGTCATGGTATAGGCGACCCTAGTCACTATCATACCATGCGTGACGTAGCGATTCCTTATGGTTCGTTTGTTTCACTTAATCCAAACGCAGCTGGTGGTATTCAAGAGACAAACTCACGCATTAATACCGATTGGTCAGGCACTGGAATCTGGCTAGGAGCTGCTGGTACGGGTATTTGGACGAACAATGTAGGAGGTAACCAAGATTATTTGCCACCTTCAGTTGGCATACATCAGATTATTCGCATTATTTAGTTGAAAGGAACTGATATGGCAGAGAATGAAGACATCGAGTCTCGTGGCGATTTGCCACCGGGGAAACCTTCTTACCCTGACCCTCCTGACCCAATACCGTCTCCTTATCCGCCAAAGTTGGATGTCATTCCTGGCAAAACAGATCATCCAATTGGAGATAATCTTGGTACTACTGTAGAAGGGATGATGCCTGAAAATCCTACCTTCTCTCAAAGAGGTGTAACAAACGAAGAATAAATCATATTCAGAACTTAGTCAATTTTCTACATTTGATGAGCGTTTTGAGTATTTAAAACTTCATGGTGGTATTGGTCGTTCTACTTTTGGTTTTGATCGATATATTAATCAACGATTTTATACGACAAGAGAATGGCAAGATGCTCGTCAACAGGTCATTATTAGAGATAATGGGTGTGATTTGGGTGTGATTGGCTATGATATTCCTTTAAATCCACTTATTCATCATATAAATCCCATGCAAGTTGATGATATTCTTCATCACGAAGATTGGATTTTAGACCCAGAATTTTTAATTTTAACAACCACAAAAACTCATAATGCTTTGCATTTTGGCAATAAAAGTCCATATCCAAAAGTAGTTATGGAAAGATCCCCTCGAGATACGAAACTTTGGTAAGGAGGTGAACAATGATAGATAGTATTCTTACAAGTACAAAGAAAATTCTTGGCCTTGGCCCTGAGTATACCGCTTTTGATGAAGATATCATCACACACATTAACTCAACATTCTCGATTATTCATCAACTAGGTATTGGACCTGTGGATGGCTTTATGATTATGGATGAAACGGATACATGGTATGATCTAGCAATTCCAGAGAGTCAACTTAATCTTTTGCGTACTTATGTATATTTGCGAGTTAGAATGTTGTTTGATCCGCCAACTACATCCTTCCTTATCGAGGCAACCAACAAGCAACTACAAGAGTATGAATATCGTTTAAGTTATAATCGTGAAGTTTACGTGACTATGGAAGGGGAAGACGTTGCTTGATAACGATACGGAGTCAGATGTTGAAACGTTTCTCGACCATCACGGGGTAAAGGGTCAGAAGTGGGGAATTCGAAACAAAGAAAAAGCCTCTAGTTCTCACCCTACAATGAGTCGTAAGGATAAGCGTTGGAAAAAGAACATGAGTTCTATGGGCGCAGCTATTGATGTACATAATACAATTGCAAGCAGAATGAACAACGGTCTTCTCGATACTCTTAATAGAAAACACGCTCATCTTTCCGCAAGTGATTGGGATGAGCACGATAATCCTATTACTAAAGCATCTCGCGCTTACATGACTGAATACAATAGTATGGTTTTAAGAGAAACTGAAGCGGCGTATAAAAAAGTACATGGCACGAGTCCTTCTGGTAATTTTGAAGCCGGCATGGATAGTGAAGGTCATTTAATCATTAAACCAAAGTCGGTTCATCACGCAACTGATGATACTTTGCCAACGTTTATATTTGAGATTATTCGTGATACAAATGGTCAGATTGTTTCTATGAGACCGAAATCTCCAGTACAGCATTCTACTATGAGTGATGAAGAATTTATTGACCATCACGGTGTTAAAGGCCAGAAGTGGGGAATTAGAAATAGAAAAAACAGGGTAAAAGTTCCTAGCTCTTCTGAGCATAAGAAGGCAGCGGCTCTTAGAAAAAAGCCCGTTCATTCATTGACAAATGAACAACTTAAAGAGCTTAATACTAGAGGTAATCTTGAACGGCAACATTCACAATTAAATCCGAGCAAAGTTGCGAGTGGTAAGAAGAGAGCCGAATATATTCTTGGAACAGTTGCTCTTGGTGCCGTAGCATACAATATGTTTCATAGTCCAGCAGGACAAGCAGCCATATCTCTGGGTAAGAAGGCCGCTAGAAAGAATCTGGGGAAACACGCCAAGTTGCCATTTTAAATGATATTTTAAAGGAGGCTGTCAATGTTGTCTAATACAGCAACTCCTATTTATTATGAAGCTTTTCGTGACTTAGTTTTAAGAGGAGAAATTCCTGTCAATCGTGAAATTTCTATGGAAATGAATCGAATTGATGCGCTTATTGCTAATCCTAATGTTTATTATGATTCTCAGGCGGTTGAGGGTTTTATTAAATATTGTGAATGGGAATTGACACTAACAGATGGAACAGATCTTCATTTGTTGGATACATTTAAAGTGTGGGCTGAGCAGATATTTGGATGGTATTATTATGTAGAGCGTAGTGTATATAATCCAGATATTAAAGGTTATACGACTAAACTTATCAAAAAACGTCTTACGACAAAGCAATATTTGATCGTGGCTCGAGGCGCAGCTAAGTCAATGTATGGTGCTTGTATTCAAGCATATTTTCTTAATGTTGACATTGCTACCACTCACCAAATTTCTACAGCACCGACAATGAAACAAGCCGAAGAAGTTTTGTCTCCAATTCGGACAGCTATAATTAGATCAAGAGGACCTTTGTTTAAGTTTCTGACTGAAGGTAGTGTTAGAAATACGACGGGTCCTACTGCCTTTCGCCAAAAACTTGCTTCGACAAAAAAGGGCATTGAGAATTTTTTAACCGGGTCTATAGTAGAAATTAGACCAATGACTATTAACAAGTTGCAAGGTCTTAGGCCAAAAATCTCTACTGTTGATGAGTGGTTGTCTGGAGATATTCGAGAAGATGTGGTGGGGGCTATTGAACAAGGCGCATCCAAGATGGATGATTATTTAATCTTGGCCATCAGTTCAGAAGGAACAATTCGGAACGGTTCTGGCGACACAATTAAGATGGAGTTGGCCAATATTTTAAAAGGAGAATTTGAAGCTCCACATATTTCGGTATGGCATTATAAATTAGATGATATTGAAGAAGTAGCAGACCCTTCAACGTGGCTTAAAGCAAATCCAAATTTAGGAAAAACGGTTACTTATGATGTTTATCATTTAGATGTGGAAAGAGCTGAAAAAGCTCCAGCTGCTAGAAATGATATTTTGGCGAAGCGTTTTGGTATTCCGATGGAAGGTTATACGTATTTCTTCACTTACGAAGAAACTCTTCCTCATAGAACAACTGATTTCTGGGCTATTCCATGCGCTCTTGGAGCGGACCTTTCTCAAGGCGATGATTTCTGTGCTTTCACATTCTTATTTCCTTTAAAGAATGGTGGCTTTGGTATTAAAACGAGAAGTTATATTACTGAGTTAACTTTAATGAAGCTTCCTGGTGCTATGCGAGCCAAGTATGACGAATTTATTTTAGAAGGTAGTCTACATATTATGGCTGGTGTTGTTCTAGACATGATGGAAGTCTATGATGATTTGGATCAATTCATATTGGTCTCTGAGTATGATGTTCGTTGTCTTGGCTTTGACCCTTATAACGCTAAAGAATTTGTGTCTAGATGGGAATCAGAAAACGGACCTTTTGGCATTGAAAAAGTTATTCAAGGAGCACGAACAGAGTCGGTTCCTCTTGGTGAACTTAAGATTTTGTCTGAAGAAAGAAGACTTATATTTGACCAAGAGCTTATGTCGTTTGCCATGGGTAATGCAATTACTTTGGAAGACACCAATGGTAATCGTAAACTTTTAAAAAAGAGAGCGGAAGAAAAAATTGATAATGTATCTGCACTTCTAGATGCTTATGTGGCTTATAAGGCGAATAAGGAGGCTTTTGAATGATTATTGATGAGGAGGTATATTTAGCTTATGAAGCAGAAGATTTTTTAGGTCATCATGGTGTTAAAGGTCAAAAGTGGGGAATTCGAAATAAAGCAGTTACTGTAGGTAAAACTATTGGCCGTGGTGCAAAAAAAACGACGCAGTATGTAAAGGAACGTCCAGCAGGAACAGAAGCGATTATCGGTTTAGGTTTAATTGCAGCTGTGGCGGTTTTACGTCATAGAAAGAATGTTAAAATTAGAAATATTAATCATTACTATAATAATGCCGAGGTTAGAGATGTACTTGGTAATGTATTACCGCATGTGAGTAGAATCTCAATCTAAGTTTCTGAAAGGAGGTTATAGATGATTATCAGCGAAGAAGCATATTTAGAGAATGATATGATTGAAATCTCTGATTTCTTGGATCATCATGGTGTTAAAGGTCAAAAGTGGGGAATTCGTAATAAGCGTCGTACACAAAATTACATTGATGTTGGTAGAGGAAAAGCAACTACTTCGCAAAAACTTAGAGCTGCTTATAATACTGGGCCGATTGATTTAATTAAAGGACGGGGATTTAAAGGCGGTGCGGCTAGAAAAGGTGCTCGAGAGAAAAGAGCTTCTGATAATATTGCTAATGGAAAAGCCAGTGCAAGAAACATTTTAACTCGAGCAGCGGCGATTAGATCGCAAGATCTTATTCCCACATCAAAATCTAGGTATAATACTAAAGCCGCTGTAGGTGCTTCTATAGCAGGAACGATTTTAGTGAATGTGGGTACTACTGTTATAAAACGAGCGATTAAGAAATAGTGTATATTTTTGATGACATGGAGGGAGGTGATTAAACTTGGCGGTTACAACTAGAATAAGAAGTGCTTGGAATGCTTTTATTAATGGCCAAACGGAATATACGTCGGAGTTAGGTGTAATACCATATGGAAGCATGTCATATGGTGATGCTTCTCCTTCCCGTCCAAGAACTCGATACAGTACTGAACGCTCTATTATATCATCGATTTATACTCGAATGGGCATTGATGTTTCTGCTATTGCCTATCGGCACATTAAAGTAGATAAGAATGACAAATATCAAAACGATATGGATAGCAACCTTAATAAATGTTTAACTTTAGAGCCAAATATTGATCAAGGTCCACGAGCATTTAGACAAGATATTGCTATGACTTTGTTTGATAAAGGTGTGGCGGTTATAGTGCCGGTTGATACTTCGGTAGATCCAAATTCAAATGAAGTTATTGACATTTTTACGCTTCGTGTTGGAGAAGTAGTTACTTGGTATCCAAAGCATGTTCGAGTTAATGTATATAATGAACTAACAGGAAAAAGACAAGAAATTACTTTGGAAAAGCGTTTTGTAGCTATTGTTGAAAATCCTTTGTATGCTGTAATGAATCAGCCAAATTCAACTTTGCAACGACTTATAAGTAAATTGAACCTTATGGATATTGTTGATGATCAAGTTAGTTCTGGAAAATTGGATCTAATTATTCAACTACCATATGTAATTAAATCAGAGGCAAGAAGGGCACAAGCAGAGCAACGTAGAACAGACATTGAGTTGCAACTAAAAGAAAGCCAGTATGGGATTGCTTATACTGATGGTACGGAAAAGATTACGCAACTTAATCGACCAGTCGAAAATAAACTTTTAGGTCAAATTGAGTTTTTGACAGCTACTCTTTATGCTCAGCTGGGTTTAACAGATGATGTTATGAATGGCACAGCAAATGAAGCTACTATGCTTAATTATTATAATAGATCTCTTGAGCCAATTGTTGATGCTGTAATTCAAGCTATGCAAAGATCTTTTATTGGGCCTATAAGTACAAGAAATTTAGAAAAGATTGAATACTTTAACGATGCGTTCAGGCTGGTTCCAGTAGCGCAACTTGCGGAACTTGCAGATAAATTTACACGCAACGAGATTTTGAGTGCTAATGAGATTAGGGACATTATTGGATTTATTCCATCGAAAGATCCTAAGGCTGATGAATTAAGAAACGCTAACATACCAGAGCCTGCTCCTACTCCCGCTTCAACTCCGACAGTTAGTACTAATGGTAATAATCCAGATACTATTAACCAACCGGCTACCTCTATATAACCGGTGGCTAGCTTTAGAAAGGAATGTTCAAAATGGAAGCAGATTTCAGCGGCTACGCCACTAAGGCGGGGCTCAAGTGCTCCGACGGACGAACTATTATGCCGGATGCTTTTAAGCATCAGGACACAATGACGGTTCCTCTTGTTTGGCAGCATGGACATAGTGATCCAGAAAATGTTTTGGGCCATGCTCTTCTCGAGAATCGTGAAGATGGAGTGTATTGCTACGGCTTCTTTAATGAGTCCCAGAAGGCTGTACATACTCGTGGTTTGATTACTCATAAAGACATCACTATGTTGTCAATTTGGGCTAATGATCTTATCGAGAGGTCCGGCAGGGTTCTTCATGGAGCTATTCGAGAAGTTAGTCTAGTTCTTTCTGGTGCAAATCCTGGTGCAGTAATTGAGAATGTTACTATTCGTCACTCAGATATGGACGACACGGTTCTTGATGATGAGGCAATCATCTTTACCGGTCTTTCTTTTGAGCACACGGGTGTTCCTGTTCACGAAGATAAAAAAGAGAAGGTTGTTACGCATGCTTCCGCTGACAGTGGTGGCGATGGCAGTGGAGATGGTAGCAGCAGCGATCTGACTATTCAAGAAGTATATGACTCAATGTCACCAGAGCAACAGGATGTTCTTCACTACATGATTGGTGAGGCATTGGCTCAAGCGCAAGCGAGTTCAGCTTCACATAGTAATACCAACGAAGATGGCAGTGACGATAATGACGACTCGACCGACACTAAGAAAGGTAATGAAATGAAGCACAACGTTTTCGAAGGATCTGATACGGGATCGGACGACAAGACTCCGGTGATTTCCCATGATGATATGAAGGGAATTATTGCGAGTGCATCCCGAGGGGGGTCTCTCAAGGACGCCATTGAGGAATATGCCCTTTCGCATGGTATCACGGACATTGATGAGCTCTTTCCAGCAGAGTCTCTCACTACCAATCCTCCTCCATTTCTGACCCGTCGTGTTGAGTGGGTTGCTTCTCTTCTTGGTGCGGTGTCTAAGAGTCCGTTTAGTAGGATCAAGACGGTTAACGCCGATCTTACTATGGAGGAGGCTCGAGCCAAGGGTTACGTTACTGGGACTATGAAGGCGGAGGAATTCTTCCCTGTTTCTAAGCGAGTGACAACCCCCACCACTATCTACAAGAAGCAAGCTCTTGACCGGGACGATGTTGTTGATATTACAGACTTCGATGTTGTTACGTGGCACAAGAGTGAAATGCGACTAATGCTTGACGAGGAATTGGCTCTATCTATTCTTCTTGGAGATGGTCGGGATATTTCTTCTCCAGACAAAATCAATGAGCAGAATATTCGTCCCATTGCAAAAGAAGGTGACGTGTTTGCAACTACAATCACGGCGCCTGCTGGTGACCCATCAGCTTTGGTTGATTCTATTATTGTCAATCGTAAGAGTTATAAGGGTAGTGGCCTACCGACAATGTTTACGTCGGAGACTGTTATTTCTTCATTCTTGTTGCTTAAGGACACGCTTGGTCGACGTATTTATACAACTTTGGATGAAGTGGCTTCTGAGCTTCGAGTGACAGAGATTGTTCCTGTTGAGGCAATGGATAATTATACAGTACTTGCTATTCTGGTGAATCCGTCGGATTATGTTGTTGGGGCAACGGCTGGTGGTCAGGTTAGCATGTTTGATGATTTCGATATCGACTACAACAAGCAAAAGTACCTGATTGAAACTCGTTGTTCTGGGGCTCTTACAAAGATGAAGTCGGCACTTATCATTGTAGATTCTACTACTATTCCTCCGGATGACGGTGCCACCCGTGGAACCAGTGCTCCTTCTAACCGAACGGAAGAGAAGGCAGAAGCGAACAAGTAAGGAGTTTTTATGGCCAGATTTTTTGGTGAAGTTGGATATGGTGCAGCAGTAGAAACACCGCCTAGTTCTGGTGTTTGGGTAGATACTATTACGGAATATACATATCAAGGTGATGTCGTTCGTAATACTAGACATTTAGAAAATAGTGATAAAATTAATAAAGACCTTTCTGTTGCCAATTCAATTAGTATTGTAGCCGATCAGATGGCCAATGAAAATTTCTTTAACATTAAATACATAAAATGGGCTGGGGTGCTCTGGACTGTTACTTCGGTAGAAGTTCGGAGCCCTCGGCTTATTTTGAGCCTTGGGAGTGTGTACAATGGGCCAACGGCTTGAATTGCAAGCGCTTCTAATAGATTTGCTTGGGTCATCCAATGTATATTTTCAGCCACCCGCAACAGTGAACATGAAGTATCCGTGCATTGTCTACAATAGAATTGGTGTAACTATTCATTTTGCAGACGATAAACCATATAAACATAAAAAACGTTATCAAATTACTATAATTGATCAAAATCCAGATAGCGAAATTCCTGATAAGGTGGCTGCACTTCCTTCTTGTTCTTTTGATCGATTCTTTGCAATCGATAACCTGAACCACGACATCTATAATCTTTTCTTTTAGAAGGAGAAAGACAATGACTCTTACATGGGACGAAACTGGTCAACGTTTTTATGAGACAGGCGTTGATCGAGGAGTTCTTTACATTCCTGATGTAACTGGCCTTTATACTGATGGAGTTGCTTGGAACGGTCTTACTACTGTTACCGAGACTCCTTCTGGTGCTGAACCAACGGCTCAATATGCGGATAACATTAAGTATTTGAACATGTTCTCTGCAGAGGAATTGGCAGTGACTATTGAGGCATTTACTTATCCAGACGAATTTCAAGAGTTTGATGGATTGGCAGTTCCTATTCCTGGAGTAAGTGTTGGGCAGCAACATAGACCAATGTTTGGTCTTTGTTATCGAACTAGAGTTGGTAATGATCTTGAGGGTGACAACTTTGGCTATAAACTGCACCTACTTTATGGTTGCATGGCAAGTCCATCTGAAAGAGCATATGCAACAGTCAATGATTCTCCAGCAGCTATTGCTTTCAGTTGGAGCGTTACAACCACTCCGGTTAGTGTATCTAATATGAAGCCAACCTCTCTTGTTACGGTTGATTCAACTAAACTTGCTGATGATGGAACTAGCATCGCGAATCTTGAGCTAATTCTATATGGTAGTGGAGTTGATCCAGATTTTATTGCTCCAAGAATGCCTTTGCCTGATGAAATCATTGAGCTGTTTAGTACTGGTGAGGGTTCTGGTTTGGCGGCTTCTGAGGAAAGTTCAGATATACTCACTCCACATTGATGAGAAGTCTGTGTAGATAAGGTTGGAGTAAAGATGCTTAGACTTATTATCCTTGGAGATGAAATTTTTAATGAAGAAGATAGCACATTTGAAACGATAGATGATGTTGTTATTGACTTAGAGCATTCTTTACTTTCATTGTCAAAATGGGAGTCAATTTATCAAAAGCCCTTTTTGTCTTCTACGAAAAAAACTACAGAAGAAATTCTTGGTTATATAAAAGCGATGATTATTACTCCAGATGTGGACCCCGACGTTTTGTCAAAGTGTACACAGAATGACATAACTAAAATTCAGATGTATATAGATTCTACTCAATCAGCAACTACTTTTGGTAGCATGCCAGAACGTCGGGGTCCAGGGGAGGTTATCACTTCAGAGTTAATTTATTATTGGTTGGTTACTTTTACTATTCCATTTGAATGTCAAACTTGGCATTTGAATCGACTTTTTTCTTTAATTAGAATTTGTAACATAAAGAATTCTCCACAAAAGAAGATGCCAAGAAATGAATTAGCCCAAAGGAATCGTGATTTGAATGACGCAAGAAGAGCGCAATTAGGTACAACTGGGTGAAAGGAGCCTCATGCCAGTTCTAGTTTGGGATAAAGTTGGGGATAAAAGATTTGAAGATGGACTTGATAAAGGGGTTTTGTATTTACCGAATGGCTCAGCTGTTCCTTGGAATGGGCTTACTGCTGTTACTGAACACCTTTCCAGTTCAACCGAAACGGTTTATTATGATGGTCAAAAAATTAATGAATTTGTTTCTCTTGGCGAATTTACTGCATCGATGAAAGCATTAACTTATCCTAAGGAATTTGCTATAATAGAGGGCGCAGCAAATCTTAAACAAGGGATATATGTTAATGAACAAAAACCCCAACGTTTTGGTCTTTGTTATAGGACAAGACTTGGAGACGATCAAAGGTTAGAGCATGGATACAAAATTCATCTTATATATAATGTTCTCGCCATCCCCAGTAATAAATCGTATACTACACTAGGTGCTGAAATTACTCCAGTTGAATTCGAATGGACTATTTCCACTATTCCAGAAGAAGTTCCTGGTCTTCGTCCAACAGCGCATATTACAATTAATTCTCGTGAAGTAGATCCTTGGCTTTTGCAAGAAATTGAAAGCATTCTTTATGGTGATAGTCACTCTGATGCATCGTTAATTTCGATGGAAGACTTGGTTTCATATGTTACGGAATGGTATCGAGTTAGAATTATTGATCATGGTGATGGAACGTGGGAAGCTGTTGCTGAACGTTCTGGGTATATTAATATTGAATCAGATCTATATTTTGAAATTGCGAATATTAATGCTAGATATTTAGATGATGTAACATTTATTATTTCTGATACTACTGATATAGAAGACGCTCCTGAAATTCTTATTTCCGATCTTGGGAATGGAATATGGAATGCATCAACGTCTGATGCAGGATTGATTTTTACTGATCCAGATGATGGTTCATTCACAATTTTAAATGCAAATGCAATACCTGTTGTCCCTGATGCGTATGAACTTTCAAATACAGAGATTCCACGAGATTAAGGAGATATTATGGCTACTGTAACTGGATATACCGCAGAAAGAATGAAGGAGATTGAAGACTCAACGGTTGTTGATGGAGAAGTTAGTGGTGACGATTTAATTCTTCTTACTCGTGATGGAACAGAAATCAACGCAGGAAATGTTCGTGGTCCGCAAGGGATTCAAGGACCGAGTGGAAACGATATTTCTCATATAATGGAACTTCTTAGTCCTGTTGGACACATTGCATCTTTTGGTGGAGATTTTGCTCCAGAAGGATGGTTGCTTTGCAATGGGGCCAGTATTGTGCGAGAGAATTATATTGCTTTGTATAATGTACTAGGAACAAAGTATGGCGCTGCTGATGGAGCGCATTTTAATGTTCCTAATCTTCAACAAAGAATGCCTTTGGGTAAGGGTTATGCTGCTCCTTATACTACTCTTGGTCATGTTGGTGGATCTGCAGATACTCCGGTTGTGGCTCACAGTCACCCGCATGCACATACTATTAATGCAGATGGTTATCACGGCCATACTATAGCCGGAGATAGTGGGCAACGAATTATTGTTACTTATTGGGGTGCCAACGATATTATTACTCCAGTAGCTCCTGGAACTGGAGATGTTGTGCCTTCTCACGTTGACCCTGGTGGAAGTCATGCCCACGGTTGTTCTACTGACTATACAGGTGCTGGTGGCTCAGGTGTTAATACTAATCTGCCTCCTTTTATTGTTCTTAATTATATTATTCGTTATTAAGAGTTTTTATGATAGAGCTCACATGTGATGGGGAGTTTATACTAACAGAAAAATATTTGCAAGGTTTGAAAAGTAACGAGGTTTTCTCGGATTTAGATCGGTATGGGCGTCTTGGCGTTGAAGCTCTGTCTGGTGCTACACCAGTTGATACCGGTTTGGCGGCATCATCAT